TGCTACCGAGATTAAAAACGACTCAATGCCTTTTTACATTGTCTACGCCGCTAAGCACGATAAGAAAGAGCCGCACAAAATCAGACAGGCTTTTCGAATGTACCGACAGGCCCCGCCAAAGATCATAGGTCTTTTGGTTTGGTATGTTGACAACGCGAAAGGAATCTTTGAGCTTGTGCCAGAGCTATCGATCCCTCCGGATGTTCCTGTGGACGAATCTTTATTGTCGAAAGATAAAAAAGAGTTCTTCCCACAGGTAGCAGAAGCAGGGAAGAGAATGGGCGTTCTCCTGAGTTAGGGGAACAAGATTAGTTGACGCAACCAAAAGGAATTGCAATGACAATCGATATGAAAGATTACGCGGGCGAATATTCGACTCCAGCCGCCGTGGAGCAAGATACCTCGAACAGTTATTCAAGCAATGAGCTGGATTTCCCTGTTCTTCCTCCTGAACAAGAAAGCAAGCCTGAACATGAAGAGCCATCCGCTCTCAAGGTAGACGCCGAGCCGATTGTTCAGGAAGATTTTCAGGAAAGAAATTTTAAAGCTCTCTCGGAGAGTGTTGAGAGATTAAAGGCAGAAAAGAACGATCAGCAGCGGGAGTTTCAACTCCAACTTGACATGATTCGAGCCAATTTAGTTCGTGGGCAGCAACCCGAACAGTCAAAAGAAAAGCGAATGCTCGACGGCATGGATGACAACGATGTCCCCAATGTCGGAGAAATTCGCAAAGCTTGGGCTGAAAAGGAATCTACTTACAACGAAAGGATCGAAGAACTTCAAGTGGCCAATGCTCATTCCGATTATGCCGAAGTTTTACAAAAATATGGAAAACACCTAGCGGAAACAGATCCTTTCTTTTTACAGGGGCTGCGCGGTGCTGAAAACAAAGCCATGTTCGCATATCAGTATGCGAAACGTGAGCAAGAGCTTCAGCAATATAGGGAAGCCAGCAAAACTAATTCTCAGCCAACACCGTCCACACCGAGCGAGAACGCTCAACGGATAGTCGATAACGCTCGCAAGCCTGGAACACTGGCCCAAGCGGGTGGTCAAAGCGTCTTAAGTAAGGCGGACTATTTTTCTACGATGAGTGATGCAGAATTTATGCAAATGGCTTCTAAGCACCTAGAGACGATTTGATTTTTGCTTATTTTAATGGAATAAAATGGCAATTACAACACTTACACAACTGCCTCCAGAGGTGCGAACATACTTCGATAGACTGTTACTGGCGCTAGCGCGTCCGTACTTTATTTACGATTTGTTCGCTCAAAAGAGACAAATACCTTTGAATTCAGGCGATCAGCTTGTTTTTCGACGATATGGCACGCTTACAGCTGCTACAGTAGCACTTACCGACGGTCAAACGCCTCCAGGCGATCAGTTGTCGGTTACAGATTTTAAAGCACAGATCCAATGGTACGGTAAAGAAACACCAATGCTGGAAGTAGCATAAATTGCCGTTATAAAACTTTGAGTAATTACATGGAAAGTCTAAACATAAAATATGAGACCAACTATAATCATACGGATGTATTTGTAAAAAACATTTTTAATGAAGAAAAAATAGTAAAGGTTGATTTTATGCAAGATAACCAGAGGCAAGCGCTTCGCATTGCATATTGCGCAGGATTGTTGGACGGAGAGGGATCTTTTTGTTTTATTAAACAGAACAAAGACGGTCAGCACAAGAAACATGGGAAAATTAATCCTGTATATTATGGTTTAATTAGAATTGGACTTGTGTCAAAAGAACCTTTGAAATTCTTAGATGAAACATTCCCCGGCTCAATTGTAAAATGTGAAGGCGTTCGAAAAGATAGGCCAACTTATCAAATAATGTATAGATGGGAAATAAGGAAAAGAGAATTGTTGATACCAATGATCAAACAGATCTTGCCTTATTTAATTGTTAAAAGAAAACAGGCAGACACTCTATTAAATGCTTTAGAGGACTGGAAAAATACATTTAATGATAAATTAGGAATATCAAAATACGAACTACGACGCAGGGAGGAGGCGTATCTTAAGATGCGCCAGCTCAATGCTGTCGGAGCGGCCGCAACGACTAACCCTCGAGGCAGCGGAGACGTTGAAGTGATAGTCTGACCTTCCGACGAAAGCGGAAGAGGGTTCTCCGAAGAGGGAGCCCCGCGACGTAAGTCGTTGTAACACAGTGAGCTTTTGTACTATTTCGGACCAAGTTCAATACGTGGTTCAGGACCGTGAACAAAATGCGGTCTATAAATTATCCCTGATTGACTTGGACGTCCTTGCTGCATAAGGCAAAAGGATAACAAGGCCGAACCCGAAAGGGACGGTGAACGACTGAGTGGGAAAACACCGAAAGGTGATGCGACAGTCTGAACACGACGAATAAATAAAGGTCGTGAGATTGGGTCGAAGAGCCTGGTCCGCCACTGTAGTGATAATTAGAGTTATCATAACAATGGTCAAAAAAGTAACAGAATTGGTTTTAAATGAAGCGACAAAAGTCTTGTCACTCCAACTTGGGTTGACTTTAGACACTTTGATCCGCGATATGATGCTCTCTACAGCAAGTACTATACTTTGCTCAAAGGGATTAAACGGTAACACGCCGACCGAGATCACCGATGGGGACATCGGCGCTGCGGTTATTGGTCTACGCCAAGGGAATGCTCGTCTTATGACGAATCCGCTTCCTGGCGAGAATAAATTTGGGACGTCACCGGTCCGAAGCTCTTATTGGGGCTTTATGTCCGTCGATTTACAAGCAGATTTGGAAAATGTTAGTTCGTTTATTTCGTCTGCGAATTACCCCAATCCTATGAACGCTATTGAAGCGGAATGGGGGGCGACTCGTAACGTACGATGGCTCTTGAACACCAATGGATTCAGCAACGGCGCGTCTCCAAACGTGTACAGCTCCTTCATGCTTGGACAGGAAGCTTATGGCGTTGTCCGTCTAGGAGCAAAAGAAGCTGAATTCATCGTCAAACCTCTTGGAGCTAGCGGGACAGCTGATCCGTTAAACCAAAGAGGGACTGTTGGTTACAAGTACCCGTTTGCAACTCGTATTTTGAACGACAACTGGATCACCCGTATAACTTCAACGCTTGGTTCATAAGGAGGACAAAATGGCAATTGTAAGAAAAGGACTTTTAACGGTCACTCTTGGAGGTGCAGCACAAAATCTACCTTTAGGATTTTATCCGAGCAGATTTATTGCTGAAAACAAAACAAAGATCGTTGCAAACACTAACGGTGTTCAGCGGTTTGAGTTTTGGGACGACATGGCTAACGCCTCGGCTTATATCGAGACGATGACTAGTGGCGCGCCTGTTCTAACGTATATTTCTACGAACGGGGTAACTCCTTATAGAACGGCTGATTCTGCTTTGTTTCCTTCGTCTAATTTGACGATCACAAACATTTCAAAAGCTGCAAACGCTTCTGTTACGGCGACACATGCTTTCACGAGCAATGATGTTGGTGTGACGACTGTTAGCTTTCATAACATCGTTGGGATGACTCAGATGAATACTCTTTCTGGAGTTATTCAGTCAGTAACATCAACGACTAGCTTTACTGTGAACATCAATTCTACTGGGTTCACAACCTATGGTTCAGGTGGTATCGCTAACATCGTTACAGGGATTCCAGCACTTCAAGGGGGACTACTTACCTCTGGGAATGCTCCTGGATTCCCTCCTGCCCAGACTAATACATCACAAATCCAAAACGCTCCGTTATACAACGCCGCAACGATTGGGTTAACGCTTGGATCGTCGCTTATGGTGACTACAAGCGATGTATGGCAGTACATGGCATTTTTGGATGCTGATTTTACTAGTGCATAGAGAAATTAGGACCCTTCGCAAGAGGGGTTCCTATATATAGGTGTAAAACATGGGAAATCCTCCCTCAGTGACGTACCCTTCTCCGAACGAATGGCCAGAAACGGTTTTCGATATCACGGCGATTACAAGGGCTCCTCAAGCTCAGATAACGTGCCCTGATTATGAATTCGGCTCAGAAGATCCTTATGTCACGCAAATTACTATAAAGAAAGTGAACGGCATGCTTCCGATAAATGGACTCACATGCCTGATAACGGAGGTGATTGACGCCTCAAACTTTCTAGTAAACGTAAACACAACCCAGTTCCCTGCTTATACGAGTGGTGGTGTGATCTGTATAGATACAGGCCAGCCAGTTACTCAGACTGTAGGAGCTCAAACGTTTAACACACCATTTCAAAACATATTATAAAGGAAAAAAAAATGACAAGAATGAGAAGAGGAAACAGGCTAAATGACGCCAAATCAAAGGTCATTGAAAAAGAGATTTTAAAAGAGAATCCAGAAGACTACTCTGACGAACTGCCAGAATCTGTCGTGGTGATGAATCACGTGCCTGAGTATAGATCGGTCACATTTTTAAATGGAAGAGACCCTGGCCAAGCGCTTTATTTCCATTATGCGAGTGCGACGCACCCGTTGAAGCAATATACGCTACACCACGGATTCCAGTATGATTTGCCTGTCGAGATCATCGAGCATATCGAGTCTTGCAGTGAGCCTCAATATGCATATCGCAAGTCTATAGATGGGCACCCTGAGATGTTTGTATGCTCTAAAAAGTTCATTTTCCAACTACGAAACGTGCCTAAAAAAGCAGCTTAAGGGGACGCGATGACAATATCTACCTCCGGATGGAATCTAGGGAACATTCGCACAAAGCTTCGAAATCTTTCTGGGATGCCTAGTACAGACCAGTTAACCGATCAGAATGCGAATGCATACATCAATGACTATCTAGTCTATACGATGCCTCATGAGTTAAAGGTGCAGATCCAGAACAGATTTTTGGATTTTAAGACCACTCCTGGGGTGAGTGTTTATGCGTTTCCAGGGGCTTATTTAACGGATTCTCCTGGCGCTTATGCTGATGGATTTCCTCTTATATTCTATCAAGATCCTGATATTTTCTATCAAGATTGGCCACAGCAATATAATGTCGATTCGATAGCTGGAGGGGATGGAGTCACCAACACGTTTACTGGAACGACCCAGGGTTTTCCGATAATCATTGGAACGTTTTTTATCACTGATGGTCTCCAAGTTCTTCAAGACGATGGTGCGGGGCTTCTTCTCCCTGACAACGCCTCAAGTGGTGGCGGGAGTGGAACTCTTGACTATATAACAGGGGCTTTCTCTGCTACGTTTGGCACGGCTCCGGCTACGGGGACCTCAATTTATTCTAAATATCAAGCCTATTCGGGCAATCGTCCGCAGGGGTGTTTGTTCTTTGAGAATGAATTTACTTTGATGCCAGTGCCCGATCAAGTTTACCAAATCCGGATGCAGGGGTTCATTTTACCCGCTACTTTAGTTGACGATGCTGATACGCCAGGTCAGGAAGAGTGGGGGCCTCTTATTGCTTACGGCGCGGTTTTGGAGCTGTTTGCCGACCGTGGGGACAATGCTAGCTATGACCAGTATTATCCTCTTTTCAAAAGGCAAGAGAATATTGCACTTAGTCGAACGGTGCAGGAATACACAAACCAACAATCTGTACCGAGGTTCTAATGGCTTACAACAGTAATATACCACAACCAAACAATCTGATCTCTCAAAGTCAGGGAGATATTTTAGATAATTTCACGGCTTTAAATACCTCTAATTCGGTCAATCATGTTGCTTATAACGATGCAAATCAGGGTAAGCATAAATTTATGCAAATGCCCGAAGAGGTAGCAAATCCAGCGACAGCAGGGAACGAAGGCGCTTTGGTTGTTAAAGAGGCCGGCGCTTTGGCGGAGCTTTTTTATGTTCCAGAAAGCAACGGGGCCGCTGTTCAGATGACATCTGGGGGGATATCCGCGTCTGCTGCTAGTGGTTATTCCTTTTTGCCTGGAGGAATGCTTATTCAATGGGGTACGGCAGCTGGGACCTCTGCGGGGACGGCTAATGTGTTTCCGGTGTCTTTTACAGGTACCGCTTATACGGTAGTGGTGACACCTTTAAATGCGGGAGCTATTACGGGATGGAATGTTTTTTCTAAAAGCAATTCTCAGTTTATTTGCAAGACGACAGTAGCGGGACCAATCACGTTGAATTATATAGCTATCGGGAAAAGGTAGATCATGCCACAACAGCTTCAACCGTTTTTAATCGCTGAGTTCAAGTCTGGGATTTCGAGTTACTTGGAACCCTGGATTAGGCCACAGGATGCATTTGATCCTTTGATAAACGCCTACGTCTATCGGGGGACAGTGAACAAGAGGGCTGGAAGTTCACAGTTTGGCAATCAGCTTGATGATGGCGAGCCTGTTATGGGGATTATGAACAGGATAAATGAGGCAACCGGCATTGTTACCCTTCTCGTTGCCACAACGTTAAATCTTTACCTTTATGATGACGGGACAAAGCTTTTCAATGCTTTAGTTCTTCCAGCGCCGTTTACCGGAATGATTAATAATTTCTTCAACTGGACAAATTGGCAGCCGGTTTCTGGCGGAGCTTCTTATCTATATATGGTCAATAACGCGGACCCGTTGACGAGATGGGATGGAGCTACGGTCACTCAGCCTACGATAACTGTCAGGGCCGGAGAAACGTTAACGAAGGCTCTTGATGTCAAAGTTTACAAGCAGCGACTCTTGATGATTAGGCCCACATCGAGCGTTAACGGAGTTCAGAACCAATCTATCTACTGGAGTAAACAGCAAAATGACGCTCTATGGCGCGTTGACATAGCGGGACAAGGTGGAAATTTAGACGCTCCCACAGGAGATATTATTCTTTCAGCCGAATTTCTTAGAGATGTTCTGGTTGTTTTCTTCACTAATTCTACGTGGATTTTCCGATTCACGGGCAATGACACGGCGCCTTTCAGATGGGATAAAATTAACAACTCAAAAAACACGAGCTGTCCTTACGCAACGGTTGCCTATGATGAACGATCAACTTCTATCGGAAATACTGGACTTATAGCGTGCGATGGAGTCAACGTCCAACGGTATGATCTGGCTATCATCGACTACTACCAAGATGAGTTCAGTGAGCAATATTATGCTCAGTCCTTCTCCCAGAGGTATGACAATTTAAACCAGTCTTGGACCCTATATAATTCTTTGAATAATGAATTCCCTCTGATAAATGGAGTGGCGCCAGGCAGTGATAAGGCGCTTATTTACAATTTCCTAGAAAACACTTTTGCTACATACACCTGGAGCCGTCCTATGACGTGCCTTGGGAAGTATTTTAATGTTGATGGTGACACTTGGGCGGATTTAGATGTATATTTTGGAGATTGGTGGGAAAACCAAGATCGGTCGTGGAATAATTATTCTAGCCAGGCGAGCGCTCCGATCCTTTTAGGTGGCGATACGACTGGTGGAGTATGGAAAATGGATGATGAGAAAAGTGTTTTAGACTACGTTAGCAATATTGTTAATGAAGTGATTGCCGTTGGGACTGGTGTTGTCTCTTATAGCGGTAATTTGGGTAGGATTCCAGTGGTTAAGTCGTCTTTAACGATTACTGATGGCGTTGAAACATTTACTAGCGACGCTGGAGGCATTTTAACCGGCGATCTGGGGGGAACTGGAACCATTGACTATATATTAGGAAGCTGGACCGCTACGTTCAATTCGGCTGTTCCCGCTCTGACTAACATCTTAGCAAGTTATGTGACAGGCGTTTCTATTATCCTAGACATGGTAACAACCCGATGGAATCCAATCCTTGCTTTAGGCCAGAAGATACAGTTTGCCTATATCGATATTTATTATAAGGTTGTTTCGGTCAATCCGGCAAATCCGATCGCTGTCACGTTGAATTTTTATACGGATAATACGAACAATGTAACGGTCTCTAGGCAACTAACCCTAGATGGTCCGGCCTTCAACGACAGTCATTTCAAAAGGATCTATGTCAATATAACAGGCCAATTTATTAGGATGGAGATAGACCCA